GTTTTTCAAACATATCACCATTCGCTTCAGAATCATAAACCCAAACATTTTCTATCCTTTTGAAATATCTATCTATTTTTCTAGATTTTGCTTCAATTTCCATCATTTCCTTTTCTTTTTCTGATAATTCACATTCATTTATACCAGGTGGCAAATTTGGACGAATTTCTAATAAAGCATAATCTCCTTCTTTTACAACTTTAAAACCCACTATCAACTCTTGTGCTAATTTTTCAACATTTTCTATAGAACAACCATGAACATCTGCTAACTTTTCTCTCAAAAATAATTCAAATTCTTCATCTTCTAATTTAGATTGTTGTTTTTTATACTTTGTTATTATACTATAATCATTTGCATCATATTTTTCATCATAATGCAGTTCCCTAACATTATTGTCTTTCTGTAAATCATCTAACGAACTATATTTTTTTGAAAGCATGCTTTTATTCGTATCAAAGAAATGTTTACGTTCTAAGAATTTTGTTGACATACTATAAGGTGTTATCAAATCTCTATTTTTAAACAATAAAAGTGAGTAAAATAATTTAGAATTATCGAAAAGAGACATATTAAAATACAACTCACTATTGTTTTTTATTTTATAAAGATCATATATTTTCTTTAATCTTTTAATATCATTTGCTTGTGTTGCATGAGTGTATGAAAAATATTTTTCAAACATTGGTAAATAAAGATGATGAACATTACTTTTTCTAGGAAAATGTGAAACGGAATAATTTGTAAAGAGAGCTTGTTTTTTAATAAAATCATCATTATAAAAATATAAATTTTTTTTAATATGTTCTTTTATTTTTGATTGAGATTTAAAAGATAACGAATCTTTATCAATCATAAAAGATGAAAAAACACGTAAATATTGTTCAAAGTTTAGACATTTATCTTGATTCTTATAGTAATGTTTAAATAATGACATAAAAGATGGTATAGATGTATTCAATAGTGAATTATAAACTGGGAAACTATAATTGTCATTTATTACATCATCTGTTGAATTAACGGTTATATGTTGAAAGGAAGAAGGATGCGGAACGTATCCAGGTAAAGTGTGTTTTACTATATCATTTTCTGATAAAGAAGGGTTTTGTACTATTTTCTTATAAAACTGGAATATAAGGAATAAATAAGGAGATTTGTACATGGATTGGTGTAAAATATTTCCAAATTTATGTTGTGTTTCATTAACATATTTTTCAGGTAAAAATATAAGAGAATGTAAATCAACTTTATCTCCTGTCATAAGAGGTTTAAATTCTCTTTTATTTTTGGTTTGATGTTGAAAATAGATAGGACTCACAAATCGTTGAGTGACATAAGGCTTATAGTTTATCACTGTTTTATCAGAAACAATAGTTGGAAATTTTAAATCATTAGAAGGTCCAGATATAATCATATCGACATCCTTTTTTACATGTATACTCTTAGCTGCTAGATTACGAGTAATATTTGGTGTAGTGCTTATTTGAAATGGCTCTAAGAATCTTTCAGAAAGCTCTTGAAACGTTTCTTGATATTGAATATTATTACCAGTATATCTGGGACCTTCCCAATAGGTGTCTAGTAACTCTTGTTCCTTTTCTAAAAAACTGGCTTCTGTCTGCGTTTCGGTGAGATTAGATACAGTTTCATCTGCATTTTCATTAAAATAAGCATCTTTTATAATAGTGGCTATAGGAATTACCCAATCTGCATTTTTGGATAATGTATACAATTGTTCATGTAATGGTTTGTATGTTATAGCGTTTTTAGTTAAATGAGAAAGTATTTGATTGTGACTATCAAAAGTTGAATATTGTTCACGTAATTCTTTAAAACGATTAATGTGGGTATACACTTTTTTCATTACCTTTTTACTACGTTTATTTTCTGGTAATTCAGAAAGAAGTTCATCTAAAAGTGTATTAAGTTGAATATCTAATGTATATTTTAGCTGGGTCATCGGTACATCACTTTCATATTCATGTTCTTCTTTATAAGGAGAAACGTCTTCTTGTTTTTCTTGATATAAAGTTTCACGATAATCCTTTTCAAAATTAATTTCTTCTGGCATTTCCATTTCAAATTCTCCAAGATCATTATATCCAGTTACAATGTCACCATAATCGCTATCATCATCTTGGTCTGATTCTGTGTCTTTATTTACTGAATAAGAAATAGGTGGGTCACAAAAACAAATACCTTTTAATGGTACATTTTTTGGTATACCTTTGTATGCAAAATCAATAAAAAATTTAGTTTCATCTGGATGAGAAATGAATTCTACCATATCTTCTTCTATTCGCAACACTTTTGCAGTAACAATCGTCTTAACGTCACTTTTGAAAGTTAATTCAACCCAAACTGATGGAAGAAGTCCATTTTGAAGTGCATATCCCCTATATTGACTTCTATTTAGGACAATTATTTGATCTACAAAATCATTTTGAAGATGACCGTTTTTTAAGGACATCGTAAAACTTTGCATAGTAACTGTATGTACGAATTCAATTGAATCATTTGGATCATAATAATTGACAAATGCTGTCATTTTATCCAAAGCTTTATTATTTGGAGCACTGATCCGTATAATATCTCCTAATTGTATTAAACCTATTAAACGGGACATAATAAATTCGTATATTGTATCTATATATTTCTTTTAGGTTAAGTATTCCTAAAAAGATAGGTTTTTTTAGGAATTTATTTATCTGTATACTTAATATATGGCTTCTATTTCTGAAAAATTTAGAAAAATTATAAACACACAATCTAAGTATGTTTGGATATCGTTTTTAGTAATTGGTTTATGTATAATATTTTATTACGTATATACAAAATATATTTCAAAAATAAACAATCCTAGTTCTGATGTAACAAACTTTACTGGAAGTGATAATTCAAAAACCCTTAGTGAAGGTGGTGTTGCTCACCAGGATGTTCAAGTGATGTTATTTACTGTTGATTGGTGCCCACATTGTAAAAATGCCAAAAGTCCATGGGATAATTTTAAGAACAAATTTCATGGTAAAGTAATGGGGACTTCTCGTATTAATTGCATAGAGTATAATATGACTGAAAAGAAATCAGGCGAAAGTGGTTTTGAATCATACATGGAAGCAAAGTCTCAAGGGGAATTGTACAAAGTACAGGGCTTCCCTACCTTAAAATTAAAAATAGGTTCACAAGTAATTGATTATGATGCTAAAATAACTGAATCTGGATTAGAAGAATTTTTAGAATCAGTTCTTTGATTGAAGTAATTTTCCGCACACTCTATACCTAAATTAAATAATCTCACTCGTTCGTCGTATGATTCAATGGATTTCATTATATCATAAATAGAACACGTGTAATATATTTGTAATTCTAATTTACAAGCAACATCATTGTTTCGTCTTATTTTGTCCACGACTTTATAAACAATAGACGTAATATAATCTAAAATTTTATATTTTGATGTATTATTATACACATTGTTCATATCATTTTTTGAAGTTATTCCAAAAATAGTTTCTGGATCAATATTATTCTCAATTGCACAGCTTAAAGGATAGTTTGCAAGTATACCTCCGTCAATATATTGTTCATTATCTTTTTCAAATGCTTCAAACAATATTGGTAAACTACACGATGCATATATAGCTTCTGTTAATTTCCAAGTCGGATGCGTCTTATATGAAATATCAATTAACGATAAATCACTAAATCTGGTTGTAAAAAAATGAATTTCTTTTTTTGTTTTTTTGTAAAAATCCAACATTGTTATATCAACACTCATATCATTTGCTAATAATAATGGAGATACTGTATTTTTAATTATATTTTCATCTAATAATCCACCTTTTTGTATAGCTTTAAAAATGGAAGAAACATCCATTTTGTATAACTCTTTCCATGGACGTTCTAAAAAGTATTTTTCTACATTTTCAAAATCAAGTTGTAAACAAAGAACAGTCGTTATGATAGTACCAATTGAAGTAGCATAAATAGTTTGAATGTCTTCCATGATTAATATTCCATTTTCTATTAAATATTTAATTGCTCCTAAATAACTGAATCCACCATTTGCTCCGCCTGATATTACTAAGTGTTCAATCATAATATTATTATATTTTTATATTTATTTCGTTTTGTTGTGTTAAATTATGTAACCTAGTAAAATATATGTCGAACTTTTTATTTGTAAACGATGATGATAATATTGGAAAAATAGATATAGATGAATTATACGAAAAAGATAAAAAGAGAAACTTAGACCAACTGTCTATTTTTAATAAAATTTTAAATCGTATTCACAAGCGTATAAATACAACTGCACGAACAAAAAGACTTGAAAAACATATTTGGTATCAAGTACCAGACTTCTTGTTTGGTCAACCATTATATGACTACCGTGATTGTATAGCTTATTTAATTAATAAACTTACGGATAATGGATTTAGTGTTCAATTTATAAATCCGAATACTTTGTTTGTTGCTTGGAATAATTGGGTACCTCAATATGTTAGATCAGAATTTAGGAAAAAAACTGGAAAACAAATGAACGAAAAAGGAGAACTTATAATTCAAGAAGAAGAAGAAGAAACATATGAAGAACCCGAAAAACAAAAAACACAATATCCATCTACAAAAGAATACCAACCAACTGGTAATTTTGTGTATAATCCAGATTATTTTGAAAAGATTCAAAAAAAATTAAATTAAAAATTGATTCATTGGTTAAATTTTAATAAATATAAATATAGCCTGTATTTATGCAAACTGAACAAATGATTAAAACATTAGGTGGGAAAACAAAGAAAAGAGCAGTAACCCGCAATCTATATGATAAAGCTAAATTATGGAAAATTTATGATGAAAGCAAGATGATTACACATACCGCAGAAGAAAATATAGTAGAACAAACTGAATTTTGTGATAAATGTAATAAATTAATGATAATTTCAGAAGAGGGATTTCCAGCGTGCCAATCGTGTGGATATTTTAACGACTATTATTTAGACTATTCTCCAGAATGGAAATATTTTGGAAATGAACAAAAAGGAAATAATAACGATACCACACGATGTGGAAACCCAATTGACCCACTCTTAGAAGAAGCATCTTATGCATGTAAAATAATATGCAGTAATAATGCATCTATAGAAATGAAAAATCTTCGTAAATGGAGTAGGTGGCAATCTATGCCTCATAAAGAAAAAATGCTCCACGAAGAGTTTTTATTGATGAGTACATTCGCTTCTAACGGTGGTATTCCCAAATTATTTATTGACGAAGCAAAAATCGTATACAAAGATTTATATGAGCAAAAATCATTCCGTGGAATGAAACGAGATGCAATGCGAGCAGCTTGTGTTTGGATTGCATGTTGGAAAAATGGACATCCAAGAACGCCTCATGAAATTGCTGATATATTTCATATAGATAAAAACAGTGCATCTTCTGGGTGTTCTATAGCAGAAGAACTATTAAAAAGCCACGAAAGAACATTAGATGAATCTGAAAAATCAAAACTTAATGCGCTTACTCCTGCTTCTTTTATTGAAAGATTCTCAAGTAAAGTAGATTTATCTAATGATCTTCAACTGTTAGCAAAATTTGTCTGTAAACAAGTACAAAAAAAGAGATTAATACCAGATAACCGACCACAAGCTGTAACTGCAGGTATTATATATTTTGTTAGTTATTATTGTAATACGGGACATTCAAAAATGGACATAAAAACAAAAATAGGGGATGAAGTAAGTGAAGTAACAATAAATAAATGTTTCAAGAAATTAAAAGAAAACATTAATGATTTATTTCCTAGTTGGGTTTTCAAAAAATACAATATAATAATTTAGGGTTCTAATATATAAAAATGAATTGTCCACAATATTATCCTGTTTCAAATTATCCTTATGTACCCGCTTATCCAACCAGGGTAAGAAACAAAACTAGTTATTATGATAATTGTCATAATTCACCTTTTTTTGGTCAACCTCCTTGTAATATAATGCCATCATACTATCATCCCCCACCTTCTTATTACCCTACTTATCATCAACACCAACCTGACCATATGCATCCTCCTCCTCCTCCTCCTCCTCCTTCTTCTAATGAAGATAACGAACAACCTCCGCATTATCACCATTCACACCTCCCGCATGTACCATACCATTCGCATATGCATTATAATCCTTATTACGATACTTGTAATACAAATCAATGTAATCATGAACATCAGGAAGAAGAAAGTCAAGAATGTGATTCAATACCAATAGATAATGCATTAGATGAAGATGAAAGTATAGTTAGTTATATTGTTCCTCAAGATTGTGACGAAAACTCTGAACTTTCTCATCATCATGAAGATACTGACGATGATAGTAATGAATGTTCAGAACAAGAAGTACGAACTAAAAATGTCTATGTTATACAAGTACCTAAAAATAAGAGCAGTAATTTTCATATTGCATAATAATGACACACTGTAATTAAGGAATATTCATAACCATACTCATTGTTCCTTTTCTAAGGTTAGGATAAGGATTTAATCCGTTCCTTAAATCCCATTCATCTAATTCTATACTATTATAAGAATGTTTTCCTTTTATGTCAAAAAATTCCACGTTAATTAGTTCTTCTGAAAAATTGTATTTTAAATTATAAATTTCTGATATTCCTTCTGTTGTGTGTTTTAGTAATTCTTTTTTTTGAGTTTTAGACACTTGTCTTTTATATCCATGGTGAAAGTAAATAATTTTTTCATCTAAAATTGGATAAAATTGTGTTCTATCTATTTGTATTTTCTCTTTAAGTGCTCTGTTATATATAGCGTTATCTTCGTATCCCCATGCCCAAAAATTTGGAAACCCGTTTATTTTTTCAAAATCTGACCCAGTTATAGAAAATATACCACCTAATGCATATGTAAACCCATAAAAATGTTTTATTACACCGTGTGTTGTTTGATAACTCATTTGGTCGGGTTCAAACGGCATTGTATCAACATCATTAAAAATTAAGGTAATATCTCTGTAATTATCTGGATATTTTGATTTAATTGCTAAAAATCCTATATTTTTCATTGCTCCCCTGTTAAATAATCTATCACAACATTGATGTACAAAATACAATTCATAATCATCTCTGTCTTTTAGCACATGATCTTTCATATGTTTTAAAAAAAACTTCTTATGAAGTTCTCTGTTCCTATAAGGAATTATAAATACTATTTTAGGAACCATATATAATAATTGAATATATATATATAATCAATTATAGGCGAAGCTAAGACAATAATATCACTCTATATGTAATTCCACATGAATCTTTGTTTTCCCATATTCCAGAGATTTTTAATACGAAACCAGATATAGTTGATGATGAGTTTGTGTCATCGTATACACGAAGCTTTCCAAATTGTAGTTGATTTGATAATGTCAATTCGCTTTTTTTTTGTATATTAGTGTTTAATTTGTAAGATGACAATATAGACTGTTCAAGATGACGGAATTTAGATATGGTTGTTTTAAAAAAATTACTATCGTAATTAACAATGTTTTTATTTCTATCGTATGACATATTAGGACATGTTAATGGTAACTGAAAATATAGTCCATTCATTGTAAACGATGGATGTGTGTAAATAATTTTTGTAAAAATACCATCAATAACATGATTGGGTTTTGAATCTAAAAAATAGAAATAACAATTGTTATAATTGTTAATTGATATTGTGAGTAAGTTGGGCATACTATAATATATATAAGTTTTGCTTTATATCTATTATACTTTTTTCATATATTTATTGCACCATGCTTCTGCTTTTTGTTTAACAGATACTTCTGAATCTATATTATTGGCTATATCTTGTATTGATTCAAGTTGCGCCTGACCAAATATAGAATTTATTTCTTCTAGTTTACTCCAATATAATATTGGAATATCAGTTTGTAAAATATTTTGAATACTTTGAAATCTAGAACAAGAACGAATACCTTGGAATATATTCTTTACATATGTTTGTGTAGTATCGTTTGTACCTTGAAATCCTCTAAATATTATATATCTATCACCTTTTGCTATATTTGCAACTGCTGGTTTGTATATAAATGTTTTATCAAAAAATGTAGAAAAAAACAGTATCATTTCTAATGATAAATGAAGAAATATATCATTGTATTTCAATAAACAATTACCATTTTTTTTTAAATTAAGAACTGTTATACACATTTGACAGAATGCATTAATAGCGTTATTATATTCTGACAATTCATAACTGGAACAATATGCAAAATCATACTTGGGTGAAAATACATGATCATTTTCAAATGCAACTAAATTTGACGTATGTATATTTTTACATAAATAATTTCTATTTTCATATGACAATTCATCAAAATGAAGAGTATTTGCTGGATAATTTGGAAAAGATATATGAAAAATTTGAAATATTTCTATCGATTCATATATACACAAATCGGTATTGTAATTTATTTCATTCAAAACTTGTAAAAATTTATTGTGTATTTCTAAGCATTTACTATAAAGTTGATAATTAGATAATATTTCGTTTACATAATGATATAGAGATGGTATATAAATAGGTATCGGTTGTTTTAGATCATAAGAACAATACGAATTCTGTAAAAATGTTTTTTGTAATTTTGGAAAGATATAATATATCATAGTAGAGCTTCTTTTTACTAATTGGTTTTTGAATATAGATTTTATGTAATATGGTTGACTGTTGTACATTATTCCTATATTTACTATTATATTTCATATATATTATTTCGTATTATAACTTAAATTATGAACTTTTTGAGCTTATTTTGTTAAACTGTTTTTTTATTTCTTCCTTTTGTTCTGGTACTGAAAGATGTGCTATTTCTTCTTTTGCCGATTTTGGTATAGTTTCATAATATGCTTGAATATTTGGATTTTCAAATTCCATTATTTTATCTGGCGATTGTGTGTCTGGTGAATAATTATCATCATCTATTGTTATTTTTTCTTGTAATCTCTTACGTCTTGTTTTATTTGTTTTCTGTGTTGAAGTTTTCACTGGTGTTTTAGTCTGTGTTTTTATTTTAATATCGTTATTGTCAACTAATTCTGTTTTATCTAATTCATCAATATTTACTTGTTGTTTTTCTAACATATCTTCTTCCTTTTTATCCGGTTCTTCGGCTTTGTTGTCGTCTTGGTCTTCCACTTCTTTATCAATTACATCAGTTGTCATATATGTTGTCATCATATTTGGTAATTTATCCAATACAGATGGACTTAATTCACGGACTTTTTGAAAAACAAAATATCTATTCAAAAATGATATGAATTTTTCATTTTTATCCATTTCATCTGCGCCATCATAATACTTTTTCTTATTTTTATTACTTTGTATTTGACGAACCATTTCATTGAAGCATTCTTGAAATAGACCTGATCCATTTGGTAAGCCTATTTTTTGAGAAGTTTTTCGGTCAATTACAACAAACCCGTACATTTCCATTAAATGTACAAAATAATCAAAATTTACCAAATATTCAATAAATTCTTTTCCTATGCTCTCTTGATAAACTGACACTGATAATCCTATACACGATTCATCTTCTTTTAATTCTTGAATACGTGAACTATATTTTTTCGTCACTTCAAATATTTTTCTGTCATTTTGCATTATTTGTATAGACTCGTTTTCTTGAATTATACTTCCATTTTCTTGTCTTTTTCGTAATTTATTAAACAGTGACATTCCGTCAAAACATGTTCCTATAAAGTATCCTTCTAATCTTGTACATTCCGCTAAATTTCTCATAAAAGAATGCAATGTTGTTTTGTTTTCAAAGAAATAGTGCAATGAAAATTGACACGAACTAATATGGAATCCCTTATGTGCAATACCATGTTGGAACACATATTTACGGTCATTCAAGTTTGTTCCATGTCCAAATATAGATTGGACTATTTCTTTATGTAAATCAACTGGAAATGCATCTCCTTTTGTACGAATATTCAATGAACTATTTCCTTCTACAAATATCGCTCGTAGCTTATTGTCATTATCGTCTTGGCGATGAGATGTTAAATAACGCATACATGCCCCGTCGTATTTATTATGAATATTATCTGCGTGAATATCTATACCTAATACAAAGTCTATTTTTTTAGTAAGAGACCATTTCTTTAGATCGCCAGCTTTTCCTACTGCATAGTCTATTAATAAAACGTTCTCTGTCTTCTCACTAACTAAATTTACAGCTCCACTTATTAATTTCTGTTTTACACCTAAATTATGAAACTTACGCATATGATGTGTCTGTTTTGAATTTTTTTCTTTTAAATTATAATAAACATCATTAGCAACATGTACTGGTTCTTCATGTCCAGTAATTATACTTTCTTTTACTGGATAATGAATAGATTCCCAATTATCATTTGCAGTTGTATAAGCATTCATTCTTTTTTTTCCTTCTCTCAGTGCTTGTGTTTTATCTTCTCTCACTCTTAATGGTTTCCACCTCCATGGTCCTGCTGATTCATTTGATTTATCATAAGCAAATTCTACAATAGTGTCATCTCTTATTATATGACCTTCTGTTGTTTTCATTTGCATTTGTTTGTTCAATGGTATATAACATAAGTATGCCTCAGAATCATACGGATTTGATGGTCTAAATAATATCGGCTTTGTTTTGTTTCCGCCCATTTGTTTATATGTTTCAGGAACTATATCATGAAGGGTATTATAAAATGTGTTACCAATATCATGATGGGGATTAAAATTCACATACAATTTAAGGGTTTTATAAGAGATTACAGTTTGAACCACTGATTCTTCACTATGGATCATATTTTTTATCAATGGTTGTCCATCATCATCTTTAACTACTTCTATCAAAAAGTCTATAGTATTCATATGAGGTGGTTTCCATTTTAATGACATATTCCATGTAAACGGATAACCATTAAGGGGATTCTGTGAGCCAGGTTGGTCTACACCAACACCTGTATTCATAGGGGTATAAATTAGACCATCTATTTCATATTCATAACCTATATCTTTGTCCTTCCAAATTTCTTTTGATGCTTCAAATATACTCATTTCATCAGATGTTAAGATAAAATTTTTTATACGAAACTGGAAATGACATGTTTGGTTCGTAGACGAATGTCTAAGAGACAATAGACTATGAAATTTATGCATTAATGATAGTCTGTTTGATTCGTCTAAATCATCCGAATTATTACTAGCAAACGGTAATGTTCTTACATTTGCGCTTCTTTCTGGTTTTTTTAAACCTCCAAAGTAATAAATATCAAAAGCTGCAAATAAAAATAACCGTTTTCCATTTTTGTCATACATCAGAAACTCTCCATCCAAAATACTGTCAAAACATGCTTCTTCATTTGTTTTACATCCAGTAAACATTACTTTTAAGTTATAAGAAATAAGATATACACTCCCTGTTTTAGAAACATACATTAAACATCTTTTACCGTCTGCTTTTTCAGTAACTGTATAATTATCTAAAATAGAAACTGTAGATGATAAGTTATCTAGATCTTTAGCTAAATGCTTCAATTTCAAGGAAACAGAATTGGGTCCTATGAAGTAAGGTTGTAATTTTATATTTTTCTTATTGTTTACAATTATTTCTTCCCACTCTTCCCCAAATGCACATGTCATATAATCTTGAATTACTTGTTTTTGTTCAATATATGATATAGGATATGGTGTTTCTTGTAGTCCACTCAATACTAGACGTATACAATGTCTTAATTCCTTCACCATATTTTCAGTAGTTAAGTTATTAGAGTGTAACGCAACCTTGTTGTTGTCAAACTCTAGTTCCACTTCATACTCTTCTACTTGATCAAATACATCTGCTTCTTGAACTGTTTCTTTTGGATATGCATTTTTATGTCCAGTTCTAGGGTTTAAATGTTTCTTATTTGTTTTTACAATACTTAAATCTATACATACGCAATAATCATCATGTACAAATCTAACACGGTTTATTGAACGAAATGTTTTAAATGATCTACGCCATTCGTAAATCATACGTCTTAAATCTTTGTCTCGGCTTGTTATCTTATGAACTTCTTCGTTCATATAAGAGACACGAAAATTAAAATCCTTAAAATCAACCATACCAAATGGGTCATTTGTTTCAGGATTAATTACACGCTTTTTTCTAGTAAATCTGACAGGATTTTGTCCGGATGAATCTTTTAATTGTTCAATATCGTTATGAATACAGTAAGATTTTATAACATCTGTACCTTCCAGTTCTGCACGAATATTATTGAAAATCCATTTACGTTGATTATTTTGTTGGGGACGTTCTTTGGCTCCTCCTTCAACTTTTTCTTCTACATCTTGTCCTTGTCCTGTTATATCATTATTTCCTTTTTCATTGTTATATACTTCTCTGTTCTCTCTTACTTGTTCATATTGATCATTGAATTTTTTAGAAGTAATACGTAAATATTGATCACCTTCTATTTTATAACATTTCCAACCGTTTTGTACGAATGTTTCTACAACATGGTTATAATCAATATTACTAATTGGTTTTGCATTTGAGCTACTTGTTCCAAATCTCACTTCTAATTCTGGATTATTTTTATTGTTGACTCTTTTTTCTTTTATTGTCTCTAAATAATGTTTGACAATTTTTTCTAATTGTGCCGACAATATACTGTTTTGTTTTGAAGTTTCACTTGACATGGTAACAGGTATTATGTATTATGGTTAGATTAAAAAAGATACTTTAAATCAATTTTATTTTTATAATAAGTATAAAAATAATTACTTCCAAACACAATGTAGCATTAATTGTTCATATAAGGTTTTCTTTAATATAGGGGTGGTGTAATCTAATTTAGTCTTCTTTGCAAAAGATTCCAAATCACATACTTTGTAATTAGACGCTGCTTTAAATGGTTTTATTTCATTTATGTGAACATATTCTTCTTTAAGTTCGTCTAATGAACGAAATTTATAATCAAAATCTATATAATAATCTTTCCGCATTTTGTATATTACTACTGTATTTACCGGATTGTGACAATTAAACATTAAATATGTGTGATTTAATTCATTTGCAATAATTATATTTGATTTATAATAATAGGTATATGCGTAAACACATTGAATTGGAGTTCTGGGAAATGTTACTAAATCTGACACTAGTCTATCTACACTTGCTTTTGTTATTTTTGATTCCAATGTGTCTTTTAAATTATTTTTATTTATATGAAACATTTGTCCTATACTGTTTTTTTCTTCAGTTTCAACGTTTTTTTTATGAGTCGCATCTATATAAACAGGTTTACCATGAAACCCACAATATATACTCCAAAATAAGTTATCTTCGTGCGTTGAAATTTTAAATAATTGCTGTACCTTTTTTAGTTTTGTATTATCTATTTTTTTTTCATGATCAATATTTAATTCTAGTTGATCTGGTTTTTCGTCTACTTCTACTTCTTCGTGTTTATCATCATCATATACTGATACAGTTGATGTTGTTAATATAGCGAGTGTTTTCTCGTTTAACTTCTTTTTATGTTCTATAGTAAACATAAATGAACTCAAATTATCCAATTGTTCCTCTAGCACTACCGTCTCTAATTTTAAACATTTATCTAACCAATACATCATATAGAAAATTACTTTGTGTTTTTATATCAGTTCACTAATTCTTTTAAATCTTCTGTCCTTTGTTCAATTTTTTGTAGAAATGCTTGTTGCTTATCTATGTACTGTAAATATTTAATAATTTCAGTTATTGCATCCGGCGGAATATTTGATGCATTAATCATTATTCCACTTTTATTTTCATTAAATTTTATATCTTTATATTTACGTAAAATAGTTGCTATATATATGTGGTGTTTATTTTCCAATGAATGTATTTTATCAACTATTTTTATATCCATAAACTATAACATGGGATTTTCTTTATATACTTTATTACTCTGCTTGCGTATTTGATGATGTACTTGGCATTATTTCTCCGATTACTTCAATACAATCGTCGTTTAGTTCAAATCTAGAACCTATAACTTTTACGTTAATGTAATTATCTTCATTTATTTTTTCATATCTCTCAGTATTTGCAAAATGATCACGCAATACAAACACTGTAATTGGTATTGTAGATCCATCATATACATCAGCATGAATACCCGCCTTTGTTTTACTCCGAACTTTACAATTTTTTAACCACATACCATCAGCTGGTAAACAAATTTTACATTCAAAGTTTACATGAAACTCAATATATTCTCCTTTGATTATACCACTTGAATATTGCTTAATTGTTACCGAATTTGGACGTACAAAACCTTCTGTTATACACTTACCTTCTATTCTAGATGCTATTGACTTTTGAAGATTATCTTGTGTCTTGTTTAAACCAATTTCATTCGGTAATAATAATATTTTTATTTCTAATAAACACCGATGATATAGCGTATCATCAGCGTTGTGAAAAGATGCTCTAGATTGGTTATTCATATTATTCATTGTATACTATGTAAGAATATATCATTATTTATACATAGTTTGTATATCAATTTTTTTGTATTTTATTTTTATGCCAAGAAAATGAATTTATTTCATCAGTTGTTTGTGAAACTAACGCTAAAGAAGAAATATTAGATAAAATAGCCTCCTCTGGATATAAAAACCAACATAACCCTGTTGTTTCTCGAATGTGTCGTAAAAGCATTTCATATGCTATACATACGTTTTTTTTACTAATTTTACTAAATACTTCTGCGTTTGGTTTAATATAACTTTGATTTAATGTATTCAATCCATATTTAATATGGTTTTGTATAATTTTATCCCAATCGTAATACCCACATTTTTGTCCAAAGCTGTTTCTTGTATAAAATATGTTCTTTATTTTAAATGAATATTCATCTTCATTTGCATTTTTTTTAGATGAAGAACTTAAAAACCCTATATATGACTCACTGCGAAGTGTTGTATTTTCAAATTCTTTCAATGTTTTTTTATAAATACATTCCTTTTTATTAAATTTCTTTAACCATTCTACTACTGTATCGTTTTCTATTTCTGTGATTGTTGAATCTTTCCATTGTCCATTTGACCAGGTTTTATATATAATAGAAGTGTCTCTAACTAATATCATCATATATTTATCGTTCTTAAACTTAATAATATTTTTTGAAAAGAATATTCTTGCTATATTCTCTATTTCTTCGTCTATTTTTCTTTCAAATTTACTTATATCAAAGTCGGATTCCTTTTGAAATAAAATCTTAGCACATATCATCTTGTTTTCGTATTGCATTCTTTCTAGTTCATGTATTATTACATAATATAAAAATATTTCATTTGTAATTCCTTGAAACATTAGGAAATTCATAGCACGAATGTATTCTATTGTTTCTTTATTTTGTTTGTTGTTACTGCTTATTATTTCAATCTTTTCTTTTATTTTCTCAAATAAACTATGAGACTGTTTATCTATTGCTTGTACAAAAGATTGAGGTGATTTAACAGAAAGTGTTTCTGATTTTCTTGGAATATCAGGATTTACAACGGATTGTTTCATTTCTTTAGGGACAGTCACTACTGCCGCATAAGGTTGAACTGGAACATGTTGCTCTCTCTCATAAAGAGAAATGTTTGTATCTGATATATTACTTGGTTGGAAAACGTATATATCATCTTTACGAATTAAATGACCTTTCTGTGATTTATGTACCATCCATTCGTTCTTATTTTCTAAAAATCGGGATAATGTGTAATATATTTCTTCAATTGGATAAGACCTTCCTATTTGAAGTTCTTTTAACAATTCTTCTAAGTTATAAAATGACCTTTCTCTATATAACTGACGTATTCTTTTTGATATCTTTTCAAAATTACTTTGCATATGATTATAACTGTATGATGATTCTTCTACTTTATCATTTTCTTTACTGCTACATGTCACTTCACATGTGTCCATATAATCACATTTACTTGTAAATGGCTTATCTCCTACTGCGTATTGTATTACTTGGTTGTTTGTAGATAGCTCTATTTCTAATGATGTATTCATGTTTTCTTCAGTAAAATTATTCTGTTCTGTATTTAATAAACAATCTACTGCTGTTTCTTTTAATAATCTTGTTATTTTTCCAACTTGAATCGCTTTTTCTTCTGCCAACCTATACATATATAAATCTGCCGTTTCATATGTAGAATCATAATATGAGCCGTGCATATATATTTCAACATTACGTTTTTTTAATTCTAAGCTACAATGACTTTTGTTTCGTACTGCTCTACCTATAATTTGTTCAATTCTACTCATATTATACCATGGGTCTAATATATGAACTTGCCGAATACATTTAAAATCTAATCCTTCACTTCCTGCTTCTGAAATCATAACTACTTTTACATGCTTTCCATCATAATTATCTTTATCCATAATAAGATCTAAATCGTAATCATTATTCGGAGAGAAAATTTTGGACCCAGTTATCATAGAATATTTTGCTATATATTTTGTTTCGTTCGGTTTTGCTGGTTTCATTGTTAATGCATCCAACACACTTGATTCATTATTCATAAAATTACCAACATGTGATGCATAACTATAACGTTTTAGTCCCATTTCTTCTAATGCTAGTGCTACTGGAAGAAGCCCACCAAATAAATATTTAGAATATATTAACACAACACCGGTTGAATTTTGAACTGCATCACAAATTGATTTTATTTTACAACTATAATCTCCTATTTTATCTGGATGAAATATTCTACCATGCTTGTTAATAACCCAGTCTTTATATTCAAAGTTATTATACGAATATGATGTTTTATTTTCATTATTTCCTTCTCCAGTATAATGAGACTGTTTATCAAATGTCATCACATTTTGAATTCCATCTTTTCCAAACAACGATGAAATATATGTATTTCCTTCTTCTCGTGGATAGCTCATGTTTAAAACACTTATAGGTGATTGAAGAATCTCAAAATTAAACTTTGTTTTTTCATTAAAATCTGTTACTTTTCTTTGAAGTTCTCCTATAATTTGTTCATACGCATATCGCTGATGCGATGTTAATGTTGAAACGAATAATTTATTTAATACATGTAGTTGTGGTGGTACTTCTATATTCATACCATTAAACTGTTTTTCAGGATATCCTAGTTCAATCATTTTATTTTCAGGTTTTGCAAATGTTTCTGGATAGATACGATACGGAAATGTATATGGGTTTTCTCCACGAACATAAGAAACATACCCTGTTAATTTACGTCTTAACAAATCTTCTCCACTTTCTTGCAATACAACATTGTTTTTAATAACTTCTTTTTTAAAATCACCGTATGTATCAAATACATCTTGTTCTTGGATATAAGCCCGCTTATCATTGATATTCATAATATTTGTAATCCATATAATTTCTTCGTGTGAATTATAAAGAGGAGTTGCTGATAAAAAGATAAACTTAGTGTTTAAACAGAATCGCACTATTTGATATAAGATTTTAGATGATATTTTACTAGTATTCTTTCTTGCTATCATATTATGCACTTCGTCTATAACAATAACACGGTTGTCGAATTTGTACCTTAGTCTTTTTATTGCTTCTGTTTTTCTTTTCTTTTCTTCATTAGTATCTTTAATATTTATTGGTTCTAAATCTATAATTTCTAAAGTATCTAAGTCATTTTCATCTTCATCCTCTCTTTGTTTTTTCAACTTGTATTGATCAGATTGACTATAATTTGCTATAGCTTCATATCCTGTAAATGTGTAATATTGTTTTATTAATGCATTAATTGAACGTTTTATTCTTTTTTTACTTTTCGTAACATCATCACCTTTTTCTTGTATTTGAGTCGGATTTATTTCTTTTAATAGCGATTCTCCAACGCATGTATTTAAATTCCATATACCATTTGCATACTCTAGTTTAGATGAGTCAAATAATTGTTTTTTAAAATTTTGCTGTACGTTCGGAGATGCTATTATTATTATTTTTTTCATTGTTTTCGACTGTTTCATATGTATACGAAATTGTTCTGTAATACCAATCGCACTACATGTCTTACCTGTTCCTAATTCATGATACAATAATGCACTATTATACGGAGTATCCATAGATATGAAATTTTTAACAAATTGTTGATGTGGTAATATTTCAAAAGAAGAATCACATTCATACTTTGATCTTTGTGGGATGTCTTCTATTTTTCCATCAAACCGATAATTTTTAAATTCTTTTTTAGATGCTATCTTAGTGTTGAAATTTGGATCATCTAAATCTGGATATAACATATTATCGTTGTTTTCTTGATTTTTATCAAATTCATTTTTTTCCATTGTGAATTTTTCTTCATTTTGATTGTTTTTATTAAAAACACTTGTTATCTTATTATTTTGATCTAACTCATATTCTTCGTCTTCATCTAATGATTTACTTTCAAATTGTTCTTCATTATTATTCATAGGTGTTTGGACCGATTCTTGTTCTTGTTCTTGTTCTTGTTCTTCTCCTTCTCCTTCTCCTTGTTCTTGTTCTTCTCCTTCTCCTTGTTCTTGTTCTTTAATTTCATCTGAACCTGTAAAAAAAGACATAACATTTCCAATTACAGATTTATCTTCTTCTGGTTCTGATATTCTTTCAGACAATTCGGAAGACTTTTTTATAAATGGTATCTCATTATCGGTGATTATATTCTCTTCAATACCGCTGGGATTTTCATTTAATATTATTTCTTCTTTGTTACGGTTCTTTTTTGTTTTATTTACTCTATTCGTTTTTCTTTCCTCTTTTATTTGTTTCTTCATTTCTACTATTGCTTCTTCAGCCTTGTCTTTTGGTAAACATGCTTCTAAATGCGGTACCCATTTCTCACCATTTCGACACCGCCTTCTAGTTGCTCTTGGCTTTTCATTGTTCATTATATTATTTACTTATATATTTTATATATTTTTTGTAGTAGAAACCATATTTGTACATTGTAAACACTCATATACATTTTTCAAAATCGTTTTTTTTTCTAAATTATATGGACGTATACAATCCATACATTCTTCATAACTTTTCCAACACAATCCACTTAGTTCTGTTTTTTGATAATTGTGTTTTTTTAAACTGTCCTCGTATGAAATATAGTTTAAATAATATTTATGCCGATAAGAATTATAATTTGAACCCGTAAAATTTTCTTCTAGAGGTATAATATTTTTTATACTCTTTAATACATTTTGAGAATATCCAGTTTCTTCAGAAAATTCTCTAACTGCACAATCATAATCGTTTTCTTGTGCATTTCGTCGTCCTTTAGGAAATCCCCACTCCGGTTCCACCCATGATTCATAATTACTTGTTTCTTCTATCAATGACTTTAAATCGTAACTTTCTTTATCTGTTTTAACACCATTTATTAATTCTACTAATTTGTCTTTTAAGTTTAAATCATTTAGTGTAGTTGAATGTGCATTTTTTATATTATAATATTTTTGAATTAGTTGTTCCTTTTCGGAATTTGTCATTTGTATTAACATATTCATTACATAATGCTTTTGGTCTAATGAATATTTACCTCTCATAAAATCAATATACCCTAAAGTGTCTTTACGCCGAATCATTAAAAATTGTATTTTACCTTCATAAATACGAAATGCTATTATACCCATACTTGTGATTGGCATTTTACATATTTTATATGAATGACCATATTTACCACAGTTATTACAGAATAAATCGTTGGTACTGGTATCCACCTTTCTATTAAAACTCATATATGTTGTTATATGTTGTACTATAATATATTTAAATTGTTTGTATCATCATGATATATGAATAAAGAATTAAATCCTACTGTATTTTTACCTTATATTTGGTTTTTTTTATATTCAGTTGCTCATTGTTATCCTGATCATCCAAATAACGTAACTAAAAGAAAATATTATGATTTCATTCAAAATTTACCTCTTTTTGTTCCTAATTCGTCGATTCAAAAAAGATTTATTAGTATTTTAGATACTTTTCCAGTAACCCCTTATTTAGACAATAAAGATTCATTCACTTATTGGGTACATTTTATTGAGAATAAATTAAACCATGAACTTGGTTTACCTGAAATGACTTATTTGCAACATTTAGATTATTATTATAATCATTATTCATATGAACCCGTTTCTATTTCAAAAAAGTGGAAAGTTCAGAAAAAATACATTGTTTGGTTTATTTTAGCAATTTGTTTCTCTATTATTATCTATTATTCTTAAGTACTTCTATTATATATGCGTATCGAATTAGTTTTTATTTTAATAACCGCTAGCGTTATGGCGAATATTTATACTGATGGAAAATATTTAACAAAATTACTGAGCTATAAAAAATATTACAAAATGGGAGGCGTAGCATTTGGGGCATTCGTTTTATATTGGATGATTAAGAAAAAACCAGAAAGAACTAGAGAAATGATTAACACGTCTCATGAATATTTAAAATATTTACCAATCGACAAAGATACTAGTAATGTTTTGTCCCCTATATTAGATTTTACTAGTAATCAAAACTTTTCTTCTGATTTAGGTACTAGTACTGCGGCTGCTGGGGGGTCATATGGAATAATGAATATGCTTATGCCAGGACAAGATTATTCTCATCAAGAAGCCAGACTCATGAAATCTGGAAAAACTGGGACAAAAAGATCAGTTAGTGAAACCAAAAAGAAATTTGTTGCGGCACAACAAAACTGGACATGTGGTGACTGTAAAGAACAATTGTCCGCTTGGTTTGAAGTTGATCATAAAGTTAGACTAGAATATGGAGGGAGTAACCATATTGATAATTTAGTCGCTTTATGTAGAGAATGTCATGGAAAAAAAACTGCCATTGAGAATTTGTAAATTTTAGACATTATCTATAAAATTATATTCATAACTCAATGTATAGGATGAATAAACAACTACAAATTATAGGCATTTATACGCTGATTATATGTTATTTTTTGTATTTAATGAGAATGATCTCCAATGATGTTAAATCGTTTAAGAGTTTTCATAATATTATATACGTAATTTTGACTATCATTCCACTGGTATTATGTGCTATTTTCTTATTTCATAGTGATTCTACTAATTACATTTGGTTATTGTCTGTATTTGGATTATGTACCGCCGTTACTTTATTAGTCTATCTAGATATTCATGAAATTTTTGAATATATATGGAGATTTATCGTTTCTGTTGTTTTTTATTTTTTAGATTTACTTCCTAAATTAGACTCTTCTTTTGGCAAAGAAGCTGCGTTTATTTTTAATGTTGTTATGAGATTTACATTATTCTTTGCTATTATTATTGCATTCACTATTGGATATAATGCATTCGGAGGATCTACTGAAGAATATGCCAGTTATTGGTTTTATTTACCATGTTTAATAACAGATGCTGTTGAATATTTAAAGAAAGATTTTCAAAACACTCCCTCTGTTATTTTTATCTTATTAGTTCTAGAATTCTTTATTTTATTTTTCTTGTTTGCTATACCTTTATTAATAAGGAAACTTAATGTATTACCAGGTGTCGAATTATTACGTGACCCTCATAGCATAAATACTTCTTTTGACATTGGACATCAATTGCTTTTTCAAAAAGTTCCTGAATTAAATATTGAAACTAACTCCTGGTATGATTGGTTCCAACGAAAAAATAGTATAGAACAACGTACTGTCAATCTAGAAAACTATGCATTGTCTTTTTGGTTCTCATCAAATGTCCCAACTGGTGATGATCATAACGTTCAATTTCCTGTATTACAAGTCGGAACTTTAGAACATATAGATGATAAAGGAGGATATCCATATATAACCATGTCTACAAAAGGAGAACTTCATATCGTTTGTACTAACACTATAAATAAAGACGATTTAGAAAAATACACTATTACTACACGCATTCCTTTTCAAAAATGGAATTATATTGTACTTAACTATCAAACTAACCGTGTTGACTTATTCATCAATGGTCATTTAGAACAATCCAAGTCTATTGCTTCTTCTCTACCGCTTAGAAAAACATCACCAACTCAAAACAAAATTAATAATATCCGTATCGGTAGTAATTTCAAAGATAATAATAATAATACTAACAGTTATCTATGTAACTTAAACTTTTTTGACCGTCCGCTTGTAAAAAGTGAAATATCGAGAACCTTTAATTTATTGAAAACACAAAATCCTCCACTAAATAATATTTAGACTTTATATAGATGAACAAGCTTGCATTTTTTGGAATTATTATCTTAATTATTGTTCTTTATTTTATGTACTTGTATTTATTTACAGGAACAACTAGTGTTTCCAAAATTTATTTAAATGGATCTAATACTGAACTTAAATTCAGTGATTTATCTAGCCCTGGATCTACTCGCTTTTCTTTTTCAAAATGGTTATATATTGAACAGCTTAAACCTGTTGGAAATAGTGAAATTCTAAATGCTGGACCATTTCAATTATTTGTCACTTCTGATGCCATTCTTAAATACTCTATAAACGGGTCATCTACTACTATTATGAGTAATTATCCTTTACAAAGATGGGTTTATGTCATTGTAAGTTTTGACAATGATGTCGTTGATACTTATATTGATGGTAAACTATTAAGATCTCAACAACTCAATATGATTCCAGAGATCGGTCAAAAAAATAATACTATATCATATGGTACTGGACTAGAAGGTTATATTTCTAAATTTGAAAGACTTCTATATCCTATGGATCCTTCTACTGCATGGAGTAAATATATGTCGGGAGCTGGAAATATTACAAGTAGCGCAAGTTATCAAGGTAAATTATCATTAACCAAAAATGGTAATAGTGTTTCTGAACTGCGTATATTTTAATTAAAATTCTAGACATAATTTATATTATAATCTAATTATGTTTAGACAAAAATCAGTAGGTGAACAAGCAAATGATACATTAAAAAATAGTGTACAAAATGTTACCTCTGCTTTAAGCAGTGTTAAAGAAAATATAAATAACACAGTTAATGATTTCTCTAGTCAAACTTCAGTTAATGCAAACAAAGACTTTTTGACTTCTAATACTATTTTAGCAAAAGTATGTTTTATAATAATTGTTTTAATTGGATTTTTTGTCATTTTTCGTGTATGCATTGTCATTCTACAATTTTTCTTTTCTCCATCAAGAAATCCATATGTTGTCTATGGTTCTTTAGAAGGAAACGAGAGAAAAATTATACCTCAAGACCCTGCTAAGGATGATTCGGCTGTTATTTTAAGATCTAACAATCAACAAGGGGGTGCCGAATTTACTTGGTCGGTATGGTTATTTTTACGAGCACCTAACCAAATTCCTGATACAGATGATGATAATTTAAGAAATATCTTTGTAAAAGGATCTAATAAATATGATATTAATACCGGCGCTAATGTTGTTAATGGACCTGGCTTGTATTTACGTCCAGTTTCTGGTGACTTAGGGACAGAATACGATTTAGTTGTTATTATGGACCACATTGGAAATTCCGACGGTAGTGATACCGCTACTGTAAAATCATTACCTATCGGTAAGTGGTTTCACGTTGCTATACGACTTGAAAATATGATGTTAGACACATATATTAACGGTACCATTGCTATTAGAACTCCTTTAGAACATGCCCCTAAACAAAACTTTTATGATGTTATTATTAATGGTAACAAAGGGTTCAATGGTAAAATATCAAATTTAAGATATTATAGTTCTGCACTAAATATATTTGAACTAAACAATATTGTTATGTGGGGACCTAATACTAATACTAGTTATGTATCTACAGACACTAGAGCTAGAGGAGGCAATTATACTTATTTATCCAGTTTATGGTATTCTAATAAATATTAATGTATTTTTTTATATATACTACATCTATGACTGACGTTTTTTTCTGTCAACAACGACAATTACGTTCTAGATTCAATAATCCAAATCCTAGATTCTCTCTATCATCTCCTTATACTGGTACTAATTTTACGCAAAGAGATTTAGATATGAGACGTAAGGCTGAAATTCTTCAATACAAAAAAAATACTTCTCAATCTAACAGTCAATTAACTAAAAAAGAACTATACGCAAAAGCTGTAAAAACTACACGTAGATTGGTTGATCCTTCTTGTAAAGCAAAAACTTCTTCTTCTGCTGCAGGAGTACCCGGTCCTATTATTGATTTATATTTAGACGATAGTATACCGTTGTACAACTTTAAATCACATTTAACAAGAACTTATGATGAAATTACTGAAGAACCAATAAATTTAATACCTCCTGTTTTAACACTCAATGGACCTTCTATTATTAATCTTACTATTGGTACCGAATGGAATGACCCTAATGCTTACTCATTCAATGGTGAACTTATACAAATAACAGGAGATCTTGTGGATCCAGAAACACCGGGCACGTATACTATTGAATACACTGCTACTGATTTAGGAGGTAATAGCTCAAGCATATTTCGCACTGTAATCGTTAATTACAGTTAACAAGTACATATTTATATTTTAAAAATAAAATAAAATATAAAACTAATCATTTTGAAAGTGTTGGGTTTATACACATTTCACGAGTTGGATAAACTTCTTCAGACATACATTTATCACTGTCACTAATCGCTATACATCCTCTTTTGTTTTCATACTCTCCTGCTAGACACCACTTCGTTTTTGTTGAACTTATATTCTTTTGTATTGTATCCTCTGGCGAATCTGGTCTGGGTTCTTTAGGCATTGTTGCCTCGTCTCCTATTAATATATTACCTGCATTCTTTACTGCACCTTCTGTCAAATCTATTCCAAGATGTGCTGCATCTGCTGTAACGTCTGTTGTTGTATTTATTAATTTACCCGACACATTCCCTATTATATCAAAAAAATTCAATGTTATTGTCCTCACGTTTTTCATTAGAACAACAAAAAATTCATGACCAAATGCTAGCAATATTGAAAAGAAAAATACTAGCACAAAAAATACTATTCTGTTATCAAAAATAGTAGGAGAAGGAGAACATGTATCTAAAGGCGTTTGTGAAGGAATAGATGAAATCGTTTTACTAGGAGATGACGATCCAATTGAACTCATTTTCGTTATAGATGACAACTTTTCTGACGTTTTTGGGATTTCTTCTAAAATATTCATTCTATATTGTATTCTATCATTTTGTTTCGTTCATATAAACCATATTTTGTATATATATAATTTAATAATGTTTCTTACATTTTCAGAAGGAGTATTTTTTTCCAGCATAGCAATTATATTTTTTTTAGTGGTTTCTATTTTTTATTATTTTAAAAGAAAAGTTGAAACTTTAGAGAAAAACAATGAAACTCTTGGAGATATTTGTAAAACAATCGTATTACAGATTGAAAACAATAAGCTCTCACACCATCATAATACCCCTAAATATCCAACACATGATGTAAATACAGGGGGATCACATCTTCAACCTACAAATTCTATTAATAATACTCAACATCAAAGCGATCATCACGATGACGATGACGATGACGATCACGATCACGACGACCATGACGATGACGATGACGATGACGATGACACTAGTGATTCTGACACTAATACAACCGAACGTCATTATGATGGAGATGAACAACATGATAATATATCTAATCACGATTCTTCTTTACAAGAAATTGTTGTTCAAAAATTAGACGAATCTATCCCCCAAGAATATTCTCATATCACTGATTTTGAAAGCTTTTCAGAACAACCATATGTTAATACCAATGATAATACCGACGAAAATGTTTCTATTATTGAAGATGATTTAGAAAATCAATCAACTAAACAGTCTATCGTATTAGATATTAAACAATATGATCGCACCAAATTACAAAAAATGACTGTTCAAATGCTAAGGACTATTATCATTCAAAATAACCTTTCTATCGAAGAATATCAATCAATGAAAAAGAAAGAACTCGTTGATGCTATTTTAATATTTATTTAGGAACATTATTTACTAATAGCATTATATATAGGTATGAATTCTTCTCCGTTACATATGGCATATCCAACAATTCTTTTGAACCAAAAACCCCATTATCAATTAAATAATAAATATAACGACTTCCCTCCTCTTATGAACGACGGAAGATCACTTACTACTACTTGGCAATCTGATACCGTAACTAACGAACATTTACAACAGAGTGCTAATATAAAATCTAATTGGGAATATAGAAGATATTTAACGCAAAATGCAAAACAGTTACAAACTGACCTTCTCTCTCAAAGTTTAAATGATGTAGGATATACTGTCCGAAATGAAACACCACATCTTAATCAAACTTTCCAATCTCCCATCATTTATAAATCTTTTCATAATCCAATCCGACACCGCTTTTCTGAAGATAGTGATTTAAAAAATACTTATTTATCCAGAGAACAATTACAAGAAAAACGGGTGGTACCTTCTGTTTCTCAGGAACAGTTATTCAGAACTCATCTACAATAATTTTAATATTTAATGTCATTAAATATTATAAGTTTTAGTATTATATATCATGACATTTAGACCAGAACACAAAAATCAACTTATTGAGGCTATAACAAATTGGTACAATAACCATTATACTTCTGGACATTATGACTCCAACAAATATGGTGGAGTAGATGATATAAATAGTTGGGACATTTCTCTAGTTCAAGATTTGTCTTATATTTTTGCGAGTAAAATATATTTTAATCACGATATCTCCAAATGGAACGTATCCTCTGTAACAAACATGCAATACATGTTTAGTGATGCTTCATATTTTAATCAAAATATATCCGGGTGGGACGTATCTTCTGTAACAGACATGGAATTCATGTTTTATAGTGCTGTATCTTTTAATCAAAATCTCTCAGGTTGGGACGTATCCTCTGTAACAAACATGAAATCCATGTTTCATTATGCTTCATCTTTTAATCAAGATATCTCCGGGTGGGACGTATCCTCTGTAACAAACATGCAATCCATGTTTTATAGTGCTTCAGATTTTAATCAAAATATCTCCGATTGGGACGTATCCTCTGTAACAAATATGCAATACATGTTTCATACTAATACATCTTTTAATCAAGATCTCTCCAGTTGGGACGTATCTTCTGTAACAGACATGGAATTCATGTTTTATAGTGCTGTATCTTTTAATCAAAATATCTCCGGGTGGGACGTATCCTCTGTAACAAACATGCACTCCATGTTTTATAATGCTGCTGCTTTTAACAATGGAAATTCTATATTAAGTTGGAACACTTCGCAGGTAACAAATATGAGAGCCATGTTTGGAAGATGTATAAGTTTTAACCAAGATATTGATTTTAGCTTTGCCAACGTAACAACTACATCAACTATGTTTGCGGAGTCCGTATTTAATAAAGATATTTCAAGTTGGTCATTACCCTGTATTGAGAATATGAGCTCTATGTTCAATAAAAACACACATTTTAATAACGGAGATATTGAAAATAACGGAGATATTGAAAATAACGAAAGTAAACCATTATCATGGAAAATTCATATGAACGACGACAATACACCTATTAATAGCGAGAAAAATATTGATATGAATAATATGTTTAATTATGCTACTAAGTTCAATCAAAATATAAATAGTTGGAACGTTCAAAATGTCACTCAAATGAGTAGCATGTTTAATAATGCTACTTCTTTTAATAACGGAGATCATGCTTTATCGTGGAATTATCTTACTAGAAACGTAACAAATATGTCCGCTATGTTTTATAATGCTACTTCTTTTAATCAAGATATAACTAAGTGGAACACTTCATCTGTCACTCTAATTAGTAATATGTTTAGGAATGCCACATCTTTTAATCAAGATATAAATACTAGCTATGTTTACGATACTTTTACTTCTACATCATATATTGCATGGGATGTTCAAAATGTAAACGATTTTAGTCGTGTATTTGAAAATGCTCAAGATTTTAATGGAAATATTGACAATTGGAATGTATCGTATGGAATATATTTTTCATTTATGTTCAATAATACTTCCGTTTTTAATCAAGATATTCCAAAAACTCAAGTTAGTATTAACACTGATACTTATTATGCATGGGATTTATCTAGTGCTAATGTTTTAGAAGGGATGTTTCAAAATACACAAAAATTTAATGGAAATATTGAAAATTGGAATGTTTCAAGTGTAACAAATATGAAAGGGATGTTTCAAAATACAAAAGAATTTAATAGAAATCTTTCTAATTGGAATGTTTCAAATGTAAAAAATTTTGAGGCTATGTTCGCACGTTCTGAAAAATTTAATAACGGAGATAATGGAAATACCGAAAATGTCCTATTAACATGGGATATGCGGAACGCTACAACCGTGAAATTAATGTTCCATTCTGCTTTCGTTTTTAATCAACCTTTAACTAATTTGAAGTTTGATAAATGTATTCAATTTGAAGATATGTTTTCAAACTCGAAAATGTTTAATCAAAATATTTCTTCGTGGACATTTTATGTAAACGATACTGGTAATCATATTGCAGTCAGTTTACAACGATCGTTTTCTTCAACTGATGGTAATATTGCATTTAATAACAACGGAGAGCCTATCACATGGAACTTCTCTAATAGTGAGAATGTATCCTATAGTCTTAACCAAACATTTAAGAATAACACAAACTTAATTGTACCAATAAACTGGAACTGTAGAAATGTCACCATTATGATTGAAACTTTTTATCATACTATCTGGAACGATGATAGTGTCAATAATTGGGATGTTACAAATGTTTCTACTTTTTCTAGTTGTTTTAGGTTTAATGATCATTTTAATCAAGATTTATCTGAGAAAAAAGTAGTAGTAAATGATGATACTGGTACATCACAATATATTGCATGGAATGTTTCTAATGTTACAACTTTTGATTATATGTTTGCGGATTGCACTCAGTTTAATGGAAATATTATGAATTGGCGTTTTAGTAATAACCCACAACGTAAATTTACTCTTCAATATATTTTTAAGGATGCCGTAAATTTCGATCAAGATATAAATACTAAAACTATTACTACTGATTACCTTGTTGATGCTACATATACATATCTAGCATGGGACCTAAAATATTGCACTCGCATTGATTATATGTTTTCACATCATAATGCATCTACTACATACAAATTCAATCAAAATATAGGTAATTGGAACTTTGATAATATGATATCTATTAATTATTTATTTTTTAATAATAAATTCGTTAGTACTAATTATGAAGATTATGGTTATGATTATGGAGATTCTATTTCTACTAAAACATTAGGTGAACCGTTTAATTATGATGCATGGGATGTAAGTGGTGTTACCGAAATGAAAGGTGTATTTCAACTATCTACATTTAATAGTAGTTCTATTACTAATTGGGATACAAGTTCAGTTACTAAATTAACTGATATGTTCTATAATAACGAAGTTTTCAATCAAGATATTACTACGTGGAACGTATCTAATTTATCTCCGCTTCGTGGAATAGCACAGATGTTTAGAGGTGCATTAGCATTTTCATATGATATTCGGGGATGGGATGTACCTACTGTTGATCAAAGAAATTTTTATGAATATTTATTTTATGCAGATAATAATACACCACCAATAAAACAAACTACTATGTATATCGCTCCACCTTCGCCATTGAACAATCATTTTTTCTTTATACAAGATCATACTGATATTTCTTTGAATAAATGGTTGATACGAACAGACAATACTAGTAATGGTTTTGTACCAGTCAAAGACGAAAAAATAACTACAACTTATGGAACAAAAAAAATTACTTATGGTGTTTATTTACAAGAAGGACAATATGATGCTTCTATTAATATGACTACACAAGACATTAGTTATGTAAATATATATGATGTTGATAATTATGGTGATATTACTATTTCTCTTTCTTATTATTCAGAAACCACAAAAATCACTCAATCTGAGTATACTATACCTTTCAAAATAGAAGATCCTAACAAGAATTATAACTTTACAACTGACATTTCTATGAATGCTAATTATGAACTTGAACTTGCGTTTAACGTAAGTGGAGAGATGTTTATTAATAGTCTTAATTTTAAACGTCAAGATACTCCTCCGATTATTGATTTAGAAGGGACATATACGATTATATTAGAAAGAGGGACATCTTATACTGACCCACCAATCACTGTTACAGATAACGGAACTATCACAGATATAACAGATGTATCTAATATTAACATTTATACAGAAGGTACTTACACTATAACTTATCAAGCAACTGATGATGCTGGTAATACATCAACTGCTACTCGTACTGTAATCGTACAAGACACGACATCACCCGCTATT